CAAAGAAAATCAAAAAATATAAATGGTAAAATATGCAATTATTATACAAATTACGAATACTGTTTTGTTCCTGGTATTATATTCATTAATTTTGTAGGCACGACATAATCATATTCGCAATATTTATATATAGGCAACCAATTAGATAAATCTACTCGTGTTAATTCTTTTTTATCATTGCTACACGATGGACAAATTTTCACTCGACCATCTTTAACACACCCTTCATGAAATATATGTTTGTTACATATGGTATCGTTAAAACTTACTGCTACACCTGGTCCTGTTTCCGTAAATTTATCTTCTAAACATATTGCACACGTAGGGTGTTTAGTCAAGTTATCCGTTAACAATATCCTTTCTAATATAGCCTTTTTTGTTTCTTTTTTCATTGTATATTCTACTATACCATTATATCGATTTGGTAAGTAGAAAGTGGTCATGTCTTTATAATCCTTTATAGTAAAGTAAGTTGATGTAGGGTCTCCAATAAGCTTTTTATCTGCAGATCTATATTCATAACTTTGTCTTTTATAAGGAATGTTAAATGTATAATATTCCTCATCATCTTTTAGTTCATCTACATTCGTCATTTGTATTCCATTTAAATTTATAAATTGTGCGAAGGAATGTATATAATCGTTCGTAGACAGTTTCTTCTGATCAAATAAATTGAGATAGAATTCAAACATTGTGTTCATTTTTAATTACATAGTTTTTTTTGTATGGTAATTTAAATCAATTTTATTAAATATCATATAATTAGTAAAATTGTAGTATTTTCTTATCTAAAAGAAAAAAGATGGATTATAATCAATTATTATTAATTCTCTCGGGTGTGAATCGAACACACGACAAATGGATTACTATTTTAAAACTGTTACAGTCCACTGCTCTACCCCTGAGCTACCGAGAGGGTAGCCCAATATATATTTATATATTGTCTTTAAGTTGTTTTATGATATTATGGTTGATGCATTTGAACAAATTGAGTTTTTACGATGGTCTTTTTCGGAATTTTTGTTTGTTAAATTGTTACTTTTATTCACAACTCTATTCTTATTGAGGGACTCAATATATTTTTTAACTTTTTTTTTATGTTGCATGTGGTATAATATAAGATACGCAGACTCAAACATTATTTATTATATATGATGATGTATATACTATATCATTATATATAATATTCAATTTTTATCCATTTAACATTTTCTCTCTGTTCTCTCTGAATGCTCATATCCAATAACCCAAAATGTTTTTCTGTATGTCCTATATGAACATCATATACATGACAAATGTATCAAATGTGTTATTCAGAGAGAACAGAGAGAAAAAATTCAATGTGGGATAAATGGGATATACTGGATATTATTGTTTTCATAAATTGTTGCATTAAAAATGTCATTATAACCCTCTACGTATACGTTGTCACCATTATATAAACTATTACAACCATATTCCCCAGTACAACTTTTACCTTGAATACTCACAGGTAATTTTATTGCATTATTTTTATCATTCATTGTATAATATTGCCACTTATCTCTATTCGCATATACAGGTCGTCCAAATAAAGGCAATATTGTTTCACTTCCCGATTGACGAGTTAAAATACCAATTTGTTGGTAATCGGGTATAGGACCTTGTGTAGGAACATTAACTGGGACACCTCCAACGGGACGAAGATAAGAGTTTATTTTTAAAGGTGGAGCATATGGGTCGTGTAGCACATCAGTACGGTTCCATAAACTGGGTGTTTGTTTTTCAGGAATGTTAATTATTGTTGTATGTTTTTCGTCACTTATATTTGATGTACTTTCTACTATACTTCTACTTTTAAATACCCCAGAATTTTTCAATAAATATATTATTATTGCTATAACTATGAAAATCATAAATAATGTCATATTTTCAATACATATGACACCCGGAGGACACTTTTTTACCATTCTTAATATTATATACACTTATTTTTTTTACGTTAATAATAACATTTTTAATGTAAAAAATTATTTTAGTTCAATGTAATTTGAAGGATTATAGATAACGAGATAAACGCATATGCCCAAATAGAAACATATAGAAATTTGTAAATAAAAGTGATGTTAAAAGTATTACTACCATATTATTAGTAAAACCCTTTACTAATAAAGCAACTATACTGAATAAAGCAATTATATCAATGCGTTGTATTTGTAAGTATCCTAATATATTGAATATACTTAAACCTAGTAAAAAATATAAGAACATTTTACTCCCAAACATTTTTTTCGTTGTATCTATGAAATTCATTATGATTTAATATATTATTATAATATTGTTTTTTTAAAATTAGAATTTAAATAATATTTCCTATATTAATTAAATGGAAGAACTCAACAATTGCATAGATGACGAAAAATCAACTGTTATTAAAACAAATAACACACCGCTATATCCTAGTACAGAAATTTCCAGTGTAGAAAAAATTGATGAAATAAAACAAATTATACATGTTGCACCTGCTATTCCATCTAAACGTATTAGTTATATAGAAGAAATTGATAATGTCGATACAGCCGCAGATAAATTGGAGCTTACTTGGTTTCAAGCAATGATGAATAATCAAGATACACAACAAACAATTAATATGATGTTAACTTGTACGTTTGAATTTTATCGTGTAATTATGAGTACATTACTTACATTATTTGTACCTCAATCTTGTGGAGGAGCTCCCTGTAGTATTTCTGATAAAATGGCACCTACTGATAGTTATGGCACATTTGCATTAGTTTCAAATTTTATAACATTAGGTTTATTTTGTATTATGTATTTTATTGAAACAAAACGTGAATGGTGTTTAATTAATTATTTAGATATTAACCGGTTTAAACCCCGAGATAATGAATCTGTACAAAAAGCTTTAGAAGATCTTTCATTAAAAAGACAATTACGAATACAAGATTTTGATTATACATATAAATACGCAGGATATGTTTGTATGGTCGCATTTACCTTGAATAGTATTTTTAGTGGTATGGTTGTTTTTATTGATTTCTTAGATAGCAAAACATTAACTGTATATTTGACAAATACATTATTTATGTCAACAAAACTTGCAGATGTATATACAATTGTAAATACAAAGAAATATATATTCTTATCATCATATTTATCCAGAAAAATTCAATATAATGACGTTGACCCTGATAAAAAAGAGGTTAATGGCACAGTTTCAATTGAAGAATAAATTCTAATGTTTTATTTAATAATAAAATAATATATTAATTATATTAAGATAATATATTATATGTCAGGCATTAAAGATGAACATAATAAGTTGAGCAATCAGCAACTAATTAGAGAGTTGAAAAAAAAACGTTTGTCTAAATCCGAAAAACAAAAAAAAAATAAGGAATATAAATATAAGAAATCAACAACTGCTAAACGTAAGAAACAATTAACTAATAGTGAACCTAAAAAAAATAAGAGCAAAAAACAAAGAAAAGGGTCAATTAATAAAAATCCTAAAAAATATGCAAATAAACAAAATAAATTTGTATTAACGGGGGGAGCTAAAACAGAAGTTATATGGAAAGAAGTAGAACAAAGCGAAAACGGTCTCAATGATAACCTGTTGGGAGAGAAGAGGTATAGTCCTTGGGTAGGGGATGAACCTGTCACAGAAAAACACGCCGTGTATCACGAAGGAGAATTTGATGATGGTGCAGAAGGTGCAGATAATATATTTGCCGAACCCAGAACTTCAGAGTTTATAAATAATGTTATTAAATTAACAAATGAAGATAAAATTAGTCATCAAATTGCGTATGAAATTAATGAAAATATTAAACAAGAAGCTGAACAAGAAGCTGGACCAGAACCAGCACCAGCACCCCTAGAAGCTGATAATGGAGTAGCAACTACCTCATCCAGCGTCGCATCCAGCGCCGCATCCACCGCCGTGTCCAGCGATACTTCCTCCCCCGCGGGGGTGAAGATACCAACAGTAGTGACCGCCAACAAATTCAATAATAATATATCTGTTTTGTCTGATGACAACCAGGGCAACAATATTGTAGACAGAAAAAAAAATAGTGTACCACCACCTGCTTCTGCTATTAAAAAAGCAAATAAAGGCGAAAACGATATTTCAATATCAGAAGAAGAAGCAGCTGAACCAGCACCAGCACCAGCACCAGCACCAGCAGCAAAAATAACTCGTTTTGGGTTAGAATGTAAAAATGATGAGGAATGTAAAAATGAAGATCCATCGCGACCTGTATGTTTACAGAACATATGTATAAAACAACATGATATCGAGGTTGGAGAGAGAATGACGAAGACCCCAACTATGATGTCTAGGAGCAGTAAACCAATGAAACCAATAAATCCATCCAAGATTGTTGATGATGCTGATTCTGCTATTAAAAGAGCAAAAGAAGACGAAAAATACGCTCTTTCAATATCAGAAGAAGAAGAAGCAGGACCACAACCACGAGGAGTGGGACCACCGAAACCAGAACCACGACCAGCACCAGCAGTAGAAGAAAGCGCCAAAACCACCTCCCCTAACCCAGTACCAGAACGATCAAGCAGACAACGAGCTCAGGAAGACGAAGAGGAAGCATTAAATAAAGTTATAGTAAGCACAATCAGTGAATTAAAAGAAGATATTATAGAAATATCCAACCATATTAAATCAGCACAATATACACATGCTGATGATGATGATATTAAAAATGATTTTGATGAAATATCAGTAAAAATTAAAGATATGTACAATGCAATAGAAAATAATATACAAAATCCACATTTTGATGATTTAAATAATAAATTAATCAGTATAAATGAAACTTTGAAACAAGTTGTTTTCGATTTTGAAAAAAAGACTGAACCAGAGCCTGAACCAGAGCCTGAACCAGTACCAGGAACAGCAGAAGAAATGGAAGAAAAATATTATAATATATCAGAATATACCAAAAGACTCATCGTCAGGGTTAGGGAAATATCCAACCATATTGAATCAAATTATACACCTAATGATTATGTTGCTGTTAAAACAGATATTGAAAAGATATTAGTAGAAATTAATCATATGCAACAAGATATAGAAGTTGATAAAAAATCAAATCCACAATATAATGATTTAAATATGATGATAAATGAGGTAAAAACCAAATTGAATACAGTTATTGGCAAATTGAAAGAAAAAAAAATACCGATAGTTAGTGATGATGATATAATAACAATAATGAAGACATTTAATAGGTTATTAAATTCGATTAAAAATAATAATAAAGCATCAATCGGAACTCCATCTTTTGTAGGGAATGATAAAAAGGATTTGATTAATTTTATATATAAATTTCCATACGACCGTTGTCATCCAGTAGAAGAGGTTGCGGTAACATATAATTGTGAAATAATGTTGGGACTCACAGGTCCGTTTAAGAAGCAGAATAACGATTCTTATTCTCTTAAAATTATTGAAAAACGTGAACAAGGAAATCGCGATGTTGGTTATACATTTCATAATATATCAAGTGATTCATTCGACTTTGTTGATGGTAACGTGAAACAAGGTTTTCCTGACGATGTAGGTCGTCAAGTTTATTACAAAGTTGATGAACAACGAAGGAAGAAAGTTAAAGACCCTAATTGTGTAGAATACACACAAAACTTGGCAAAGGCAGATGAAGATAAATATTCAAAGACATTCAGTACCAAAGAACCTAATGTCGCATATTATCAACCATTTAAGAATTTAATAAATAAAATATTTCCAAACTGGATAAATAAAAATCAACCAGACGCTGAAGTAACGAAGGATATAAAAAATATTGATAATCTAAAATTTATCGTATCTATGCCCGGGGGGAATACTCTTATAGAAGAATTTGCAGAATTCCTTGGTGAGATTAAGAATTTACATAAAAGTGATTTACTAAATGTAGAAATTAGTAATATTAAAGAAATAATGTATGGTGATGATGATAAACTTAAAAATAATACCGTTCCAGAAATCAAACCAGAAATCAAACCAGAAATCAAACAAGAAATCAAACAAGAAACCAAGGTTGAAACAGGTGTAGACGACAGCATAGATAAAAAAATAGAAATTCTTGGAACATTGGAAAGTTATTTAATCAACCTTGAGGCATTATTAGAAGACGAATTTACAGATTCAATAGTAAATACAAATGCAGATGAGTTTGAAGATGATAGAAAAGCATTAGAAGAGTATTCAAACAAAACAAATAAACCATTTGGAAGTTTATTTAATTCACAACAAGGACGATTTTCAAAAACCGAAGGAAAACAATTATATATAAAATATCTTGAAACGTTATTATCAAGTAAAGATAAAAGTAAGTTTCAAACTTTTGTGCGAAACGTGAAACTTGAAGCAAAGGCAGATGAAAATATTAGAGGAGTTGATGGTTTATTAAATAATATTGGTGTAAAATTAAATGAGTTAAAAGTTATTCATATGCCAGAGGGTAGCAGTAATAAAGACGAAGAAACGAAAAAGACACCTTTAAGTGATGCAGTCAGTTCTAGTGAGGGCGAGATAGAGAGAATAGAATGGGGTAAGGATAGTCTTAAGGTTTTTAGAAAAGATAAGAAAAAACCAGATATATATAATAAAACTGCTCTGGATTCAATGGGTTTTTTAAAACCCCATAATTTTTTCTCCCAATTAGAAGATAATATATTACAAGATAAATTAATGTTTGGAACATTAATGGAAGATCCAGATAAAATACAATCGCAGATAGAGTATTATGAGAAGTATGTTGGTATGTTAAAAGAATATAAAACAGCATTACTTAGAGAAAAATCATATGAAAAGAGAAGAACAACAGAAGATATACAACGTGATTTAATGAATTTAAAAAATAGGGGGGGTGTAAAAGATTGAATATTATAGTTAATATAAAAATTGATTTTGTTTAAATAAAGTAAATAATATGTAGAATTATATAAAAT